ATTGCAGCACTAACTCTTTTTTCTTCTTCATTTGCAATTTGATTTCTTTTTTTTGTTGACCATCCAACAGCTGGTTCTCCTCCCCAAAGTTTCCAGGCTATCGCTCCAGCACTCGGATATCCTTTTTCTCCAGGACTAAATCCCTCTGCTTGTTTGTCAACTTCGTGTCTTTTTAAATATGAATACATTTTTTTAACTCTTTCAACTGTCATTTCATTGTTTATTATCATATTTGCTGTTCTCACTCCAACAGCTGTGCCTCCTCTTCCAAACTCTTTTCTCATTTGCAATCCCATCTTTGCTTGTTCAATCATTCCTTTTGTTACTGATAAATCTATATCAGAAACTGCTCTTTTTTTTTTTAAAGAACGCACATTTGTTTCTCCTTTGTTAAGTGTACCCCCTCCAATAATGTCATCCAATGTCGCCATATTCAACTGCATAAAATGATTTTGTCCTCCATCTATTGTTGGAAGCTCTTCAAAAGTTCTTATTTCATCAATACTTAAAGCTCCAATATTTAACATTGTTCTGTAATATTCCGCTCTGTCTTTTGGTGTTCCTCTTAATAAAGCATTGACAATAAATTTTGTTTCAACTTTGCCTTGCTCATTTTGTCTGAATAATTTACAATTCATTTCTGATTCCATCATAACCAAATAAGGCATCAACGAATATTGAACAAACTCTCTGGATTGCTCTGATATGTTATTAAAGCTGGATTTTGTCAAATCTCTTAATAAGTGTGGAGGAAGGTTAAACAGTCGAGCAATTTCACTAATTGAGAACTCCCTGGATTTGAGGAACTGTGAAGCCTCGTTTGATAAGGATATCTGTTGAAATTTAAGACCTTCTTCAAGGACCATTGTTTTGTTAGAATCATTAACATTTGTATAATTTTCTTTAAAAGATGTTTTTAGTCTGTCAATTGCTTCATCAGATAAATGTCTGTCTGTCGATAAAACCCCACTCACTTTTGCTCCATTTCCAAAAAAAGAATTTCCATATCTTTCCAAAGCTAAACCATATCCAATTGCATTTGCTCCAACATCTATTGGAGATATTCCCATCAATCCATCTCTTGACATCATTTTAAAATGCAATACATCGTACTGGTCCAGAACCCCACCATCTTCAAGCTCATAAAATAAAGCCTCATCATTTACAATAATTTTTACTTTTGTAGCTTCTAAAGGAATTAATTCAACTGGTCTTGCTCCTCCATTTCTTTTTATGTAAACATATGAATTTCCTCTTGTTAATAAATCAATCATACACTTTTGAACAAAGGTGTAAGTTGTCATATTTTCATTCGGTTTTGTATGGATTAAATTATAGAGTTGATGTTTACTTGCAAGAACTTTGTTTCCGTTTTTGTCTATCTCATAAACTTGCAAAGGCAATTGAGCAACTGATTCAGAAAGAATCCTTATTGCAGCAAAAACAGCTGTGAAATTCATTGCAGATTCATCTGTAACCATCACTCCAGCTGTTGAGCCTCTTGTTGTCATTGAGGCTAAAAAATTATTGTATCGTTTTTCGTTTGCAGAAAAAACTCTTTTGATTGAATCAAAAATTCCCATAGATAGTCCGAGTTAAAGCAAACAATAATACGAATAAAAAATCTTATCTTTCTGAAGCTTTGTTTCGATTTTTTCTGTTTTTTGTAACTCTGAAACTATCATAAGAACTATATCTTCTCTTCCCAAAGTTTAATTCATATTCTTTTTCGACTTTTTCATATGCTTGTTCATATGTTTTACTTGATTTGCAATATTTGTGAAATCTTTTTTCAAAGCCACTTGGGGAAAGCAAAGCAAGGATTTCTATTTCAATTTTAACCATAATTTAAAAGCTTAATATTCCTCTGTCATTGTAAACTGATTCGCCTGGAGATTCATCTGTCATCATTTCTCCAAGAGCCATCACTAAAGCAACCATTCCATCAACTTTCTCACTGGACTTTGCTTTATTTATTTTAATATTTTGAGCTGGGTCTGTTTGCAATTGTACATTCTCGCACATCCATCTCAACACTGGATTTTTCAAATGATTTATTTCTCTTTTCAAAACCAGCTTTTCAAGTTCTTTGCAAGGAGCACTCATTGAGCGATATCCTTGTCCAAATTGACTCATAGGGATTCCATCGTTTTGACTAAGTTGGATTATTAATTGACTAGAGTTCCATCTGTCAAAAGCAATAGATTGAACATCATACAAATCAACAATCTCATTGATATCTTTTCTTATATATTCATAATCTTGAACATCTCCCTCTGTTGCTTTTATATAACCATCTTGAATCCATTCATCATAAGGGAGTTTGTATTTTCGACCTCTTATCTCTGCTGAGGCTTCTGGACACCAGAAAAAAACTAGGACCACATCTTTTTTTTCTTCAATTGGAAAATATAAAACAAGAGAGCTCAAATCAGTTGTGGATGCTAAATCTAAACCACCCCAACATTTTTTTCCCTTTAAATCTTCAAGATTTATTTCTTCAAAATTTTCCATCCATATAGAATCAGAAATCCATTTTGTAACACTTGTTGTCCAAATATTCAAATGTAATCTTTTGAAAGTGTTCTCATAACTTGGAAGCTCAGAGGCTTTTTTTGCTTCGTTTTTTAAGTAATCCTCAGTGATTGAAATTCCAAGATTTGGATTTGCTTTTTTCCAAGTCTCTGGATTTTGAATGTCATCTTCTTCATCTGCTGCATATATTACAGACAAATGAGAGTCATCTTGAATAATACCTTGCTCAACTTGCCGACTGTAATTGTGAACCTCCCAGCAAATGTTTCCATCCGTTTTGCTTGAACCAGCTGTTGTCATTGTAAATAAAAGAGGTTGTGTTCTTGCTCCAGTTCCAGTTATCATTGTATCATAAAGCTCTCTTGATTTTTGAGTATGTAGTTCATCAAATAAAATACCATTTGGATTCAATCCGTGATGCAAACTAGCTTCAGCTGAAAGAACTTTGTATGTATTTCCTTTGTTCGGAAAAGTAATACTATTTCTAAACACTTTTGCTTTGCTGCTTAGAACTGGGTCTTGTTGAATCATTCTTTTCGCCAAATCAAAAATGATGGAAGCTTGAGCTCTATCTCCAGCGCAAGAAAAGATTTCGCTTCCAAGCTCTGAATCTGCAAATAGTAAATACAAACCAACAGCCGCTCCGAGACTCGACTTTCCGTTCTTCCGTGGAATTTCACAATAGACAGACCGATATTTTCTAAGTCCAGATGATTTATGTTTCCATCCAAAAATTGGTTTTATTAATTTTTCTTTCTGCCAGGATTCTAATTTAAATAATTGTCCAGCCAGTTTGCCTTTGCAATGTCTAATATGAGATTCTATAAAAGCAACAGCTCGATTTGCTGCAACTTCATCAAAATAATATTTGCTATCTTTTTTCATTAATCAAAAAAATTATATTCGTTGTTTTGTTGTATCAGTGTTGGTTGAGTTATGTTTGTTCTTGCTGTTGGTGTAAATCCAAATTGAGTTGCAATTTTTATTGCTCGGTCCAGAGCATCATTTGCAATTTTTTGATATGGAATTGATTGCATATGTTTTAAAGTTCCATCTGAATTTTTAAAAATTTGAATCCTCCCTTTTTCTCTGAGCATCATTTCAGTTTCAATATGCAAACTTATTGCATTGCAATATGCTTCAATCAATCTTAAATCTATATGATGAAGCATCCTTTTGTGAAATAATTCTGTGCATACCTTTGACCACTCTTCTTGACCAATCTCAGAAAGCCAATCTGGAGCTTTTGGGATTTCACTTACTAATGCAACTTGCATTTCATTTTCAAGGGTTCTTTCTTTTTTTAAAGTGCCTTGAATTTCTTTAACTCTTGTTGGTATTTTTTTTCTCCCTCTTCCCATTTATCTTCCTTGACCTCTATATTTTTTTTTCCAACCCCTTTGATTTTTACTTGCATTTTTTGAGTGAACACCTTTTCTTTTCTTTTTGTTTTTATCACTAAATAAAAACATATTTATTTTTTTAGCCATATCATTGTTTTTTTTATCTTTGCTTGTCGTAAGTTAAGTTGTTTGACCTAGCAAGACTTGTTCTGAGTTAAGCTAGGTCTTTTTCTTTTATTTTGCAATTAGTTTTTTGCTCCCAAACTTTTGCTCCATAACAATTTTTGTTTATTGTGAAACATTCAACAATGCAATCATCTGGAGTTGGATTCTTTTCTTTTGTTTCATATTCTGCAAAAACCTCACTTTCTTTGAAACCCCATTCAACTAGATTTTCTAAATCAAAATTGTTTCCCATTATATCAAAATCCCAACTCCCAGTGTTTTTATTCAATCTAATATTAAGCTCTTTTTCTTTTTCTAAATCCAGATTTAATTCAATACAAGGAACAGTTTTATTGCCTAGCTCAGACCAGATTTTTGTTCTTTGATGTCCTCCAATAATCACATTTTTTCTTTCATCATTTATGTTGCAAATTATAGGGTCAACCAATCCAAATTTTTTTAAAGATGCTTTCAATTCTTTATATTCTTTTTTTGTCAATTTTCTTGGATTATATTTTGCAAAATTTAATTCTGATATATTTTTAATTTTGATTTTCATTTACAAAAGTATAAAATTATTAAAAAGCTAAATCAACAGACCCCCCCCATATGTTAATTTTGGGAAATCGATATTGTTTT